GTGGGTACCATTCTTATGCCGAAAGCGTCAACCTGAAACGTGTTAGGCAATCTCTCATTCTCTCTTACAATCGCATCCTGCAGAACGTTGATCTTTGGGGCATCTAGATTCATGCCAACGTCCTCAATACCCTCGTAATCCCCATAATCTCTACAATGTTCACCTTTTTCATCCTGTCGCCGCAGACGTTCTTCCAGAGATTCGGGCGCTATGTCTTTAAATTTGGCTGCAACGTCTTCGTTTCTGATTGATTTTGGCACTCTCTCAATCACCACTACTCTGGGTTCCCAGAAGTCATTGCTAAGGCGACCTGTCACATGCTTGGCTTCAGAGAGAATGACTTTCGGTGACACATAATTCAAGCAATTGATGGACTTGTCAAGCAAATGCCACAGCTCACGAATGTGAGCAGCAACGGATTTCCTGCGGCGAAGATCGAGGCCCTGCAAAATGGACAGACCTATATCATATTTTTCTGGGTCAAAGTCTTTTTTCCCTACGTGCTTATAACTATTGCGTAGGAAGTGAGCGACTTTGGTGCTGAACATGCACTTAATTTGACCAAGTGGCATGTCAGACTGTATGGGTGTCCATCTCTCTTCTATCCAGTTGGGCTTAACGTCTTTTTCTTCGCGGTAATATTCACTGATGAGTAAATCTTCTGCCTCCTCCTTTTTCCTCTCGCGAATTTGCAGAGCCGTGAGGTGTTCAGGTGAATACTTGGTTTGATGTCTGAGTGGCGGTTGCGGTTTCTTGTTCTGTTTGGAAGTTGAGGTGGTAACTGGCTTCGTTGATGATCGGATTTGTTTCTGATCGTCAAATCTCGCTGTTTCAGACTCTGATGTCGATGGGGTAAGACCATTTTGGAAAGGATTGGGGTTGACCTTGTCTATGACCACTTTCTTACGTAGCATCAAGCCGCAGTGAGCGTCTGCTCCGCTTTTGTAAACCAGAACATACGCATTCTTCTTATCATCGTTAACGACACCAGTGCGGGCATCAGCAAAACCAATGCCGTATTTGTCGCACAGAGCACAAATGCTCTCACCGTCCATGTAGGGCATACTGGCGACATTATCCATGGCGGTGTAAAGATCACAGACCACAGACTCAAAGGACATAGCGGCGAGAATGGTGTACATGTAACAGCCGAGGTTCGGAGCGTTAATGAAATAAAAATGGTCATTAAGTCTCGGCAAATCGCAGTCAAAATTGAAAACTGCGCCCGTTACGTCTTCATGTTCGGACCGCTGGACAGCATACGCTTTCAGGGCAAGTTTCAATTTGCTAGTCCAGAATTCATGGTCCGTTCTCCCGGCGACTAATTCTCCCGACATGTTGGTAGGCATCGCAGTTAATTTGGCCTTCGGTGCGTCTGTTATTTTGGAGACTGAGTTTAACTGCGAGTGACCGTAAGTTAATTTGTAACCGAGCCCGGTGACCTGAGTTGGGAACTCAATCATGCGGTGGTTAACCACTACACGACTGGAGTTCGGGGTTTTTGAAAGTTTATGAAGTTG